GTTCATACCCTTGGACATATAAAAACAAGAAGGGTCTTAGCCCGTCGTTGGCTAAACTAGTCATCACTGACTTGGTTGAGTATGTTGGCGGTGGTGCCTTGGGTGCCGATGATGAGGATGTACTTTAATATGGAAACTAATATGAAACTAACTTTTGAACTCTCTGTTGATCAAGCAAACATTGTCATGGCTGGACTTGGTGAACTTCCTCTGAAGATTGCTGAACCCGTTGTCGCTCTTATGCGGCAACAAGCTGCGCCTCAGATGACACCTGTTGAAGCTGACCCTGTAGTAGTGCCTGCTGAGTAATGATTGCTTTAATTGATGCTGATGTGCTTGCATATCGCATCGCCTTCGCGTGTGAGGATGAGACAGTTGATGTAGCTAAGCATCGCCTTAGCAACTACATTGCCACCATCCTTGCATGCGGAGTTGATCGCACATACGAAGGCTGCTTCGTTGATCAATGGAAACTTTATCTAACTGGGAAAGGTAACTTTCGTGAGTCGATTGCTATCACTGCGCCATACAAAGGCAACCGCACAGCACCGAAGCCTGCGCATCATCAAGCACTACGTAATCATTTGGTTGATTCATGGGATGCTGTTGTGTATGAAGGTATCGAAGCTGACGATGCTATTGCTACGGATGCCACTACGTATGGTGAAGGCAATTGCATCATGGTTAGTGTTGATAAAGACTTTGATCAAATAGCAGGATGGCATTTCAATTTCATTAAGAACATCGGATACTACATAACTGAAGAGCAAGGCTTATACAATTTCTATAAGCAAATCTTAACAGGTGACACTTCCGATAACATCATGGGATTGAAAGGCATAGGGCCAGTCAAGGCTGACAAGCTATTGATGCAGGGTGTCGATGAAGATACACGCTCTGACGACTTGACCTATGAGGAAAATCTTTACTGTGTATGCTTGAATGCGTACAACGGAAACGCCACAAGGGTGCTAGAGAATGCTAGACTGTTGTGGCTACGGCGTAAACCCAAACAGATGTGGCTACCACCCGGAAGCTTCATAAACTTTACAGGATAATTATGGAACAAGAACTTAAACCAAACGATGTCATCATCATTCTTCGTCCAACGCTTAAAAATGACAATGACTGGGCTGGTGAATACACTCTGATGCTCACTGCCATTGGCCCACTAACCATCTCTGTAGAAGATGCTCAGAAGCTGCTGGCTGCTGCGCTGATGATTGCGTCTACAGCATCGTTGATGGAGATTGATAGTGATGTGGCTGAAAAGGTTCGTGCCCATTGTGAGCTTACCTTGGGTGTGCCAGAGGAAGAGACACTCATTCCTAGTCAAATAAACTTTGAGCCAACTTACATCTTAACCGAGGACACGCCAACGACAGGAGGTTTACAGTGAGCAATGAACGTCTTAAATATATTGAGATGATCAATAACACCTTGCCCGAGGATACTCCACCATTGTCAGGTGTGAAGTTTGATTCAGGCAAGCCACAGTGGAGCTTAGTACCATTCGCTGCATTCTCTGAGGTTGTTGATGTGCTGACCTATGGTGCTAAGAAATACACAACCAAAGGAGAATGTAATTGTTATGTGAGTCTTGCAAAAGAGATCGCCAAATATGCAGCAAAGGACTTTGTAAATCTTGCTACAACGTTAAGAACCAACAACTTAATTCCGAGGCATATAATGCTAGACAATTTAAGTATAGAGAAGAAAACAGAGAATCTCTTAATTCTTACAAACGCCAGTGGATGGATAACAATCCTGACGCAAAGGAAAAACATAGACGTCAAGCATTTAAGCGCAACTATGGAATTTCAGATGATCAGCTTGATTTGCTACTTGCACAATCAGCTTGTGCTATATGTGGAAAAACAGATGGATTGTGTATCGACCACAATCACATCACTGGAAAAGTTAGAGATCGACTTTGTAAAAGTTGTAACTTTGCACTTGGATTCTTTGAAAAAGTTGGTTGGACAAGCAAAGCATTCGACTACTTGCGAAAGCATGAAGGAGATAAGTGGCCGAGACAATTGGAAGAAGGTTCCTAATGCACGGCAACGTTACATTGACGCAGGCTTCCGTCACTTCGCAGCGTATGCTGGTGGTGAGAAGAAGGATGCTGAGACTGGTATGAGCCACCTTGCGCACGCTATGTGCTGTATGTTATTTCTACTTGCGTTTGATAAGGATGGTACACAATGATTACTATTAACCTTTCGCTATCCGCGAATGGCGAACGCGCCGACTTGCGAGATCAATACCTTAGCAAAGAAGATTTGATTGATGCTGTTAAAGCTCATGTTGCATATGCTCTTGATCGCCTTGACTTCACTGACATCACTTTCACTGTTGTTGAAGTTGAGGGCCACTAATGGAAGCATCTATTCGCCCTGTGAACTTTGGCTACATTGTTGATGTCTACGAAGATGATGACCACTCTGAGTTTGTTTGCATCACTAGGAAAGAAGCGCTTGACTTTGTGAACAGCCTGCTGCATGATTACGATCAGCGTGTCAATTTACAATCATTGGTAACTGAGAAAGTTGACGGAACTTAACACATGAGGGAAAGTTACAACAACGGACAATGGACACAAGGTCGCTTCAGAGGCTTCATTGCCTCTGCCTTAAGAGCAGCAATGCGTGGGTGGATTCCCAAGTATGATGCGAAGAAGGTGGCGCTTGTAGGTAGACGGCTTAATGTAAAGACTGGTAAGCTTGCACAACACTTTGAATGCGCTAGTTGTAAACAAGCTTTTGTTGATAAGGATGTGCAGGTAGACCATAAGAACCCTGTGGTAGATCCGAAGGTGGGCTTTGTAGATTGGGAAACATACATGGATCGTTTGTATTGTGAAGTTTCTAATCTGCAAGTTCTCTGTAAGAAGTGCCACAAGGAAAAGACAGCTGAAGAAAGATTACTTAGAAAGAAAAAGGATTGATATGTTTTTATCACTATTAACTATTTTGTTTGTTGGTCTTAAGCTAATTAACATTATTGACTGGAGTTGGTGGCTGGTTCTTATGCCATTATATTTAATGCCAATTGTAGCTATAGCTATGGTTACAGTAGTTGCAGTTTATCGCAATAGGAAATAACATGAGCTTCAAAATTACAATTGAATGTGAAGACGAAGCCGAAGCATTGATATATTTAAACGCTCGTTCTTATCATAATTTAATCACTGACTTTTCTTATCAAATAAGAAACTGTGATAAGCATGATGGAGATATGAGAAGCGTTGTTGAAATGTTTAAAACTACTTTCTACAACGCAACTGAACATCACAATGGCCCATGCTAAACTAAGGAAACTTTAAATGCAAAACGAACAGGACGATATTGAAACAATTCTTGATGAATTTGATTTCGAGAAAGCAAATAAAGCTATGACAGCTTTAAACTGGACATGGGCAACCTCTGCTGGTGTTCCCACCATTGGAGAGCTACGTAAGCATGCAAGGATGCTTTTGAACTGTGCGAAGAATGCCAACTCAGAAGAGCCAGACTACCTGACAGCTTCGGGAGGCTTTTACGTTTCTCGCAACCTCTATCCCGGCAACGCTAAACGCTATTACTCTTTGAGTTTTATAGTCTCTGAATGGAATAATTATGAATGATCTAAACAATTATCAACTAGAGGCTATGACCTTCCGCTTGCCGTCAGCCGACGAAGCATATGCCCTTCTTAACTTAGGAGCAGAAGCTGGTGAGGTATTGGGCACATTGGCTAAGCATCTTCGTGATGGTGGTGATGATGAAGTTCTTCGTCAAAACCTTAAGAAAGAACTTGGTGATTTGATGTGGATGGTGGCTGCTGTTGCTTCTGACTTCAGCCTTACACTATCAGAAATCTGTGAACACAACATTGACAAGCTGAATAGCCGCTTTGAACGTAATGTTATTACTGGTAGCGGGGACGATCGTTAAAGGTATAACTGCTCTCCCCTTTACGGAGCCTCTGTGCTCCTTTTTTAATCTTTAAATATATACAACATGAATACTCCTTGGTCAACAATTGGCTACCTCACCTACAAACGTACATATGCTCGTCGCCTCAACGAAGACGACATCACTTCTGCCACTGAAGAATTCCCTGACACCATCAAGCGCGTTGTCGATGCGTCTAATACACAGCTTGGTTGCAACTTCTCTGAAGAAGAACAAGCACGACTGACCCGCTACTTCCTAGAACTCAAGGGCAGTGTTGCTGGTCGTTTCCTGTGGCAGCTTGGCACCGCCACTGTAGATAAGCTTGGCCTGTCTAGCCTGCAAAACTGTGCCTTCACCGTGGTAGATAAACCCGTTGAACCTTTCGTGTGGGCAATGGACTTGCTCATGCTGGGTAGTGGTGTTGGCTATAACATCCAGAAAGAAAACGTTGCAAAGCTTCCGATTGTTAATGCAGATTTTAAAAAGCCTGTGCGCCATAACTCTGCTGGCGCTAATTTTATTGTTCCTGACAGCCGCGAAGGTTGGGTGGCGTTGCTTGGCAAAACTCTTAAGGCTGCGTTCCTTGCCCACAAAAGCGGTAACCAAACCTTCACCTACTCGACGCAGCTAATCCGTAGCAAAGGCGCACCCATCAAGGGCTTTGGAGGCACCGCCAGTGGCCCAGAAGATTTGGTGTGGGGCATTGATAAGATTAGTGACATTCTTGAGCGTAGGGCTGGTAAGAAGCTGCGCCCAATTGATTGCCTTGACATCATGAACATCATTGGTGCTGTTGTTGTGGCTGGTAATGTTCGCCGCTCTGCACAAATTGCCATTGGTGACGCAGACGATGTTGAGTTCTTGTTGGCTAAGCGCTGGGACATGGGCAACATTCCATCATGGAGAGCAATGTCTAACAACTCTGTTGTTTGCAATGACATTAGTGACTTGCATGACTTCTTCTGGGATGGCTATGAGGGTAAGGGTGAACCCTATGGACTGATCAACCTGAAGCTGTCTCGTAAGATTGGTCGCACAGGTGAGACACAATATCCTGATCCTGAAGTGATGGGTTATAATCCTTGCTTGCATCCTGACACCCTAGTCAGTACAGTGTTTGGGCAAAAACGAATTGCTGACATTACTGAACCAACATATGTGTACACCATGCTTGACAATGGCTCTCTTGGTGTAAAGAAAGCAACAGCCTCGTGGGTTAGTAAGAAAGACGCTAAAACTATTAAGATTAAAATTAATACGGGATCGTCGGTAACTTGTACACCAGATCACAAAATCTATTCAGCTACTCGTGGTTGGGTGGAGGCTAAGGATTTACAGATTGGTGAACGAGTTGTACATCTTGCACGTACCCGCCGTGGTGCTCAATACTCTGGTGTTCGACTTACATCCCAGCCAGTAGCGCAGCAAACTATGGAGCATCGCCTTGTTTGGGAAGGGGTGTTCGGTTCAATACCAAAAGGCTTTGACATTCACCATGTTGACGGCAACACACATAACAACAACATTGAAAACTTAGAATGTGTTAGCCATGCTGATCACTCTAGCCTGACTCGATTTAGCTGTGATAACAACCATCAGAAGCATGGTGCAAATGGAGATTTTGTCAGCACCGACAATGGCTATGTTAAACCAATCATTAATGTTCCAGCAGAACTTCGCACTGGACTAACTAATTGGCCTATCGTCGTTGCCATTGAAGAAGGCCCAACTACAGATGTATATGACATGACTGTTGAGGATACCCATAACTTTGTGGCTGACAACATCATTGTGCACAACTGCGCTGAACAAAGCTTGGCTGATAAAGAGACATGTTGCTTGGCTGAAATCTTCTTGCCAAACATTAAGTCTAAGGAAGAGTTGCTTGATGTGGCTAAGCTGCTGTATCGCATTAACAAACATAGCCTGTCGCTACCTTGCCATTTGGAATCAACAGAAGCCATTGTCAACAAGAACATGCGTATGGGCATTGGCATCACTGGTGTGCTTGAGAGTACGGAAGAGCAGAAGAGTTGGTTGAGCGACACTTACAATGCTTTGCGTGAACACGATGTGACATACAGCTTGCAACATGGTTTCAATCCATCCATTAAGCTGACAACAGTTAAGCCCTCTGGAACCTTGTCACTGCTGCCGGGTGTTACACCGGGTGCTCATCCCGCCTATGCTCGTTTCATGATTCGCCGCATTCGCATTAGTTCCAATCATTCGCTGGTGCAAACCTGCCGTGATCATGGATATGATGTTGAGTACCAGAAGAACTTTGATGGCACACAAGACCACAGTACGGTTGTTGTTTCATTCCCATTCCGACATAGCGACCACGCCGTGCTGGCTAAGGACATGACAGCCATTGATCAGCTTGAGACAGTGAAGTGGTTGCAGACAGCTTGGAGCGACAACAGTGTTAGCTGCACCATTTATTACAAGCTGGAAGAGTTGCCAGAGATTCGTAAGTATCTGAAGAAGCATTACAAATCTTCGCACAAGAGCTTGTCATTCTTGCTACACTCTGGTCATGGTTTTGTTCAAGCACCACTTGAGGAAATCACAGAAGAGCAGTATGATGCTATGGTTGCTTCCACTCGCCTAATCACTGACATCTCTAATGGTGTTGATTTTGATGGTGATCTGGAGTGCAGCACAGGCGCTTGCCCAGTTCGATAAACCAGTGGAGGGTGTAACAGCCCTCTGCTTTTATAGAGAGTTTGTAATGGTTACCTTTGTGCTAATATTGTTTTCATTCTTCCTTCTAGTTGTTCTAACTATGACGGCCCTTCAACTTGTCAAAACCCCGGAGCAATACTATAGAGTATTAAAAATAGCTTCATTCATTCCCTTTTGCATCTTAATAACTACAGCAATCTTACTACTTGCTTTTAACTTAACCCTATGATTGAACTTCCGATTAGCGCAGACATGCTCATCGCTGCACGAGATAAGGCAGCTGCTATGGGCAAGCTGTACAATAGCATCACCAGTGGGGCTGGCAACATTGCTGGTTTCATTGGTGAGGAAATTGCTAGACAGGTGCTAGGTGGTAAGCTAGACAACACCTACGACTACGATCTTAT